GCTCCTCCACCTGCGGCTGCTCCACCTGCGGCTGCTCCACCTGCGGCTGCTCCACCTGCGGCTGCTCCACCTGCGGCTGCTCCACCTGCGGCTGCTCCGGTTCAGAGTTTACCACCAGCAGACCCTAACTTTGTAGCTAATGCCACAGGTACGGCACCTGCTCAAGCAATGCAACCAGCACACCCGCCACAAGGTGTTCCTGCTGCGGCACCTTTACAACCACAGGCAGCTACGACCCAATCGGTTCCTGGCACTGCTCCGGCTGCGACTACATCCCCTTCTAGCGAGATGCCGGGAATGCCACTACCACGCTAACTGAGTAAAGCGCTGGCAGACCGCTTAAAGTCTGCCATTTTTATAAACACTCACAGGAGATCCGTTATGATATTTCGCCACGAAAAGTCAGGCGTGCTTTATCGCATGTTATTCCCAGCGTCCAACGCCGTCACCCAACGTCAAGACATAGTTTACATGAGCTTACATTCAGGAGTTATCTTCACCAAGGACGCAGAGCGGTTTCATAAAGGTATGGAATACGTGGACAGCCCACAGGAAGCTGTGTTGCCAAACCCTGATCAAATAGAATTGCAGTTCAATAAATGAACATTCTCGACACGGCTATAGTTTATGATTTGGAATCTTACCCAAACGTCTTCACCTTCTCAATGAAAGAGCTTTTCGGTGATCAAAGGGCTGTTTGGGAGATTTCTGAACATCGGAACGATTCAAAGCAATTGATGCAATTTCTACAACACTGTGCGCAGTGTCAGATATTCATGATCGGTTTCAACAACCTCGAATATGATTATCCAATGATCCACTGGTTGATGCAAAACCCGCACGTCACGGCACCTGAAATCAGAGCCAAGAACGACGAAATAATCAACGCGTTCCCTAAATTCCACGTCATGGTTTGGCCTAATGACAGGTTCATCCCGCAGATAGATCTCAGAAAGCTACACCATTTAGACAATGTCGCCAAAATGCAGAGCCTCAAAGGGTTGCAGATCAATATGCGGCTTCCTAATGTGGTTGAGATGGGGCAAGGGTTTAACGTTCACCTGACTAAAGAAGAGATTGAAACCGAACTCATCCCATACAACGATCATGACGTTGATTCCACAGCCACATTTGCCCACCATAGTATGTCAGCAATGCGTTTCAGAGAGAAGTTAATCGAAGAATACGGCATAGAAGTCTTAAACTGGAACGACACTAAAATTGGCGAAGAGTTGATCATAAAACGGTTAGGTAAGGATCTCTGTTTTGATTACACCTCAGGACGTAAGCAGAAGCGTCAAACACCAAGGTTTCAGATCGCTTTCAACGACATAATTTTCCCTTACGTTCATTTCCAAAACCCTGAATTTCAAGGCGTTCTTGACAAACTGAGGGCTAAAACAATACGTGCCGATGAGCTCGACATTGACGAAAACGGCACACCGAGCCTGAAGACTAAAGGCGTCTTTAAAGACCTCCACGCAATTGTTGGCGGTGTGAAGTTCGGTTTTGGCGTCGGGGGTATTCACGGCTCTGTTGAGCGTAAGAAAGTGATTTCCACGCGAACACATATGATACGAGATATTGACGTGGCCAGTCTGTACCCGAGCATCGCAATCGTGAACCGTCTTTCACCTGAACACTTAGGTGAACCGTTTGTTAACGTCTATGCTGAAATACCCAAAGAGCGTAAAGTCTGGCAAGCTCAAAAAGGTAAGAAATGCAATGAAGCCAACTCTCTCAAACTTGGTGCCAACGGTGCTTACGGTAAGAGTAACAGTAAATTCAGCGTGCTTTTCGATCCACAGTTTACAATGACCATCACGATCAACGGTCAACTCCTGCTGGCCATGTTGATCGAGCGATTGGTGAACGTGCCAACCTTGCAGCTCATTCAGGCCAACACAGACGGCATCACCTATTTCATCGACAGACAACATGTTCATATAGCCGAGCAGATAGAAAAAGAATGGGAAGCCTTAACGCTGTTGGTGCTCGAAGATGTTGAATACAACAGAATGTTCGTCCGGGACGTGAATAGTTACATTGCTGAAGACATGGATGGCAACCTCAAAGAGAAGGGTGCTTACTGGGCGCCAGATCCTTTGAACTGGCATGAATCAATATCGAACGCACAACCACCAGCATGGCACAAAAACCTGTCTAACCCTGTTAGCATCAGAGCTGCAATTGCACACATGGTTCATGGTGTTGACATTGAAACCTTCATCCGAAGCTGTACCAACCCTTTCGACTTTATGAACCAGAAGAAAATAAACAGAAAAGACAAACTCATGTGGGGTGATACGCAGATACAGCGTAACACACGCTATTACATCTCGACAGACGGGCAAGATCTCATCAAGGTGGCTGAACCCAAATTACCACCTGGCGCGATACTAGGGGCACCTAAACGCGCTCAAAAAGTATCTGAGCGTGATTACCTAGCCGTCATGAACGCAAACGGTTGGCAATGGGACGAGAATGTCTGTACGAAAAATAAAAGCACCTACCAAATCGTCCGCACAAATCAGGCTTCAGGTTTCAGAACCACTGTGGTCAACGACGTCAACAAGTTCAGGTTTGATAACATTCATTATGATTGGTATGTCGAGGAAGCCCGCAAACTCGTGCTGTAGCTGTACTATTATAGGGCGGTGAGTGCGCCTCAGTCTGGTTCGTTCTGAACTATCCAATCATCGACAACAGTGGCCGTATTCGGATACTCGCGTGCAACACCTTCTTGTTCCTCAATTAGAGCGTCAAGGAACTCGTAGGTCACATCAATCTTTGTTCTTTGGTAGTTTGTCGCGCCATTGCTGCAGCCGCTTAGTCCGATCAGCGAGATTACGAGGGCGGTTAGCGAGATCTTCGTTTTCATCTTTCAACCCTTCGTTTGTATTCTTTACGTGTTTTATCTCAGACTCATTTCGCCCTGCTTTTTTCACCTGCAAGAACAGGTAAAGACCTATTCCGGAGATGGGTAAAAACAGGGCGAGAATGATGATTATGTTAGTCATTTAGTTTTGAGTAATCCGGTGCGATACGCTCAGACCATAACTTGGTGACGCATTCCTTACCATCAAGCCCTAAATCCTTACAGTCCTCAGACGTTGCAGCAAACCAACCACCGGTGATAATCGTTGAAGCGAACAAGAACAATGGAGTACCTGCGTGTGCTTTCTGCGGCATGGCTGCCAACATGATGCCGATGCAGAGAAACCCGAGAACGAGCTTCTTACCCACTTCAGTTGTGACACCTGCACGAATAGTCATACCCATGACCGCTGTGACGACAGTCGGTAAAGCAACAGTGAGTGTTATCTCACCGAGCAAAAACGCACCGACCGTTGAAACGATTGTGACGATTCCTGTAATGTATGTTTTATAACCTTTAAGCATTTTATTCCCCTTTCAAGAGATGTTTATACGATGTGTGAACCAACCGTAGATGAACTTCTCGTCTTTCTCACGTCTCTCAGCAAGTTCAACGTAAAATGCACCCTGAAGGCAATTCAACATATTAAATAAGACAAGTTCACCGGCAGATCCTCTTACTCTCAAATACTTTTCGAGTGTTCTCAAGGTTTGAGGGCCGACGTCATTGTCAACAACTATGTCAGTATATAGTTTTTCTCGGTTATTCAAAACGTTTAATGATCTTTGTAGAAATTCACCCGCTCTACTTATTCCTGCGTTAACTCCAGTGTCAGTCATTTCCTTTGCTAGGGACGGTGAGAGTTTCTCAATATGGTCGAGGTTCATGGTATCCCAATAGAGTCCTTCGTAGATGACACGTGCCATAAACTTCGGCATGTCTTTCATCGGACCTTTATACCCAAAACGCCGGGCTACGCGCTCGGTGATGCCGAAGTTTGTCTCGCCGCCACTGTCGTCAGGGTCGTCAACGTAACCACCTTCGACCTTAAATATCTCATTTATGAACTGGTTTTTATACGTCACTTCTTGTCTGCTTTCGTATCAATCTTAGCGTTTAACAATCGTTGGTTCTCGTCATCCTTCTTGTCCATCGCATCCAACTTTCTCATGACACGGTCGAAACCTTTATCAACTTCACTCTTTGTTGCGAACGTCTCGGCGGCGTGTAGTTTATGATCGGACAGAGATTTATCGACCTTGACATGACCGTCTTGCAAATCTTCAATCAAACCAAAAACCATCTTAAAAACCCATCCCATAAGCAAGAAAATCAAACCTGCCAATACTGATCCTGCCCACATGAGGAAATCTTGTGTAAATTGCATCGGTAATCCTTCAACTTCTGTGTTTGAATGAAGAGTTGAACCTTCTTTAGAGGATTGTAACATCTTATCAAGGTTAGGAAACTTATTTTTTTGGATTTCTGGACTTGACAGTTTTAATTTTTGTCAACATTGCATCTGTTTCAGGCAATAGAACAGTTCCGTCTGTTCTCATTTGTTCAAATTGTTTCCAAATAACATCAAGCTGGTCACCTTCAGGCGGATATTCTGTGCGGCGGAGTTGCTGATAGGTCGGTTCAGGCTCAGGCTCAGGCTCAGGCTCAGGAACGATGACCTTACCTTCGACGACCTTGTGACCGATTTCAGCGTCATCGTCTTCGATCAACGTCAACCCTTCAGGAAGCGAATATCCCGCCTCTTCGCTCAGTAAGATCACGTTTTCAATGACGCCCTTTTTATTGAATACACCAAATTTTTTCATTATTTATAACTTTCTACAATTACAATACCCGGCGCGCCATTACCACCATCGTTACTGCTGTTACCACCACTTCCACCACTTCCGACAGTTACAGTTTCAGACGAACCGATACCTGTGTAAATGAATTTGACAGCAGACCCGCCGCCGCCGCCGCCCCATGCGTGGGCGGCACCGGACGAAGTCGTTTCCACACCCGCGCCGCCGCCGCCGCCGCCGTACCCGTCAGCGTCGGGCGCGTTCCCTGGGGCGCTGTCTGCAAGTGACGCGCCGCCGCCGCCGAAATGCGATGCGCCACCGTTGCCGCCTATGGCCCATACTGTATCACTACTGCGACCAGACGACGGAGCGCCGCCCGCCTGCCCTCTGTGGTTTTCGTCGCCGTCTGAACCGATACCGCCTAGACTGTTCTTGGCGCGGGCTGAAGGGCCACCTGAACCTTCGCCATAGAACGTCTGCCCACCACCACCGCCGCCGCCTGTTGCGCTAGCGTGGGAACCGAACGAAGATGAACCCCCGGTGTTTCCTGCAACAGAGTTCCCCGCAGCTAATCCACAGCCACCACCGCCACCAGCGACGACGATAATTTTAACTTTATTCGTCCCGGCTGGTTTGGTCCAAGTCCCTGACGAAGTAAAAACTTGACGGTCGAACATACCGCCACCACCACCCCCTGCTACCAGAGCTATGAAATCTACACCATCGTATATGAATTCAACGTAATCACCGATTACCCAAATGTCAGCAACAGGATCTGTCTTGACCCCTGCAGCTAGAAATTTGATGTCTTTTGCGACCAAACTACCCCATGTCAAAGTTGCCGCACCTGTTGCGGCGCTGTCCATCTTCAACGTGATCTTCATTCCTGCAACAAGTGCAGTTGGTTCAATAGCGGTTGACGCTGTGATGGCCGTTGCTGTACCACCCGCATTTGCGAACGTAAACGCCTGATTATGAATGTCCTGATGGTGAGGCACTGTATAACCGCCCTGCAGCGAACCGTCGTGGTTGATCTGACGACTGTTTTCCGTGTCAAAGACAGTTTCTTTTTCAGCACCTGTGAAAGCATCGTTTTCAGCCTTGGTGCCGCCTCGCATAAGTTCTTGAACTGACATTAAACTATATCTCCATAATGTTGGTTGCCAACAACAGTGTCAGCGATGTTACCGTAATCGCGCACTTCTAAGACTGTATCACTAATTTTACCGTAGTCAAGGGTGATAGTTGCTCCGGACGGTGAGCTTACGTCAAAACCTAATATTTGCTGCCATGCGCTTCGAGCACCTAAATAGTTGACCGAACGCATTCTGAAGTCGTAGTTGACTGCAGGATTGATCTGCTTGATACGTAAACTGGTCTGATCGTCTTCTGCCCGAACAAAGTTCTCCCAGTCTGAGGATGAGCTTTCTTTGTATTGCGTCTCATAGTAACCACCGTTCGTAACGTAGAAGTCGTCAGGCGGTGTGAACGTAACCTTAAACTCGTAGGTTAAGTCACCTTTTTGCGTCCTGATCTCGATTGGTGTGATGACTAAACCTGTAGGAGGGTCAACGTCGAAAGGTGAAGGCAGGCTTGAGTTTGGTGCCGGATCTACAAAGGTTTCCTCACCGCTGTTCCAGTCATACACGCTGCTGGCGTTCTCACGTAAAACAAGCTCAATAACCGGCGCACCGTCGTCGTTTGACAACTCCCATGAAAGAACCTCGAAGATTTTAGAAGACCAACCATACCGAGCAAAACTCAAGTAAATATTGTCACCAACCTGTACTTTGAACGCCGTAAGCTTAAACTTGGCTGTAAAGGTTATTTCCTGTCTTGCCCGTTCGAGTTGCAACTTACAAATACGCATTGCAGTGTGCGGTCTCTGGGTGAAAGGTAAATCTATATCTTTCTTGATGATGCTCCCGTCTTCTGTTGCATAGGTGTCGTTTTTCACAAGTGGGTAATCGGACGGGTTACCGTCGTTGAGCTGTGAGACGTATATCCCCTGCGCTCGATTGAACCGATCCTTCTTTGATACCTTGGTTGAAACTTCCACACCACCAGCCAAATCGCTTTCATTGAAAGCAATGGTCGGTGACTGATACTCACCCGCAAGAATCCTCCACTTACCCCCTGCATAAACAGCCTGACCTGACATACCAGACAGTACATTCTTAAGGTTCTCACCTCGTGCAGCATCCATCTTCAGAATACCGCCACCAAAGTAGCGCGGTTCTGCATTTTTACGCAGCTTACCGTTCGATCCACTTGTTAAAGTGACTGATGTTCCGGTGATCGCCAACGCTAAACTGCTCGCCAACCTCAACCGTGTTACATCTTTTCGTTGGTATGGTATCACGTAATAGTTCACCCCACCTGTCAAACCGCCTATAGTACCTGATTGCACCTGAACCCTGTCACCCAGTTGATAGCGTAACGTATCTCCGGCAATCGTTATAATTCCTGTTTCGGTGTCTACAGCCGTGTACGAGACATCCAGGTTTTCTGTGGTCACATATTCTTCACATGTGTTTGCCGCACCGTTCAACTCTGCCTGGTCAACCGTTGTCACCCTCAAACCGTAATAATCGTCGGTCAAATAATCGTTAGATTGTAATGCAGAGTTAGGTGTCCACTTCTCAACACCGTCCCTGCTATCCAGACATTTTTTACCTTTTATCCAAGCTGAGAAATTGGGGATACCACTTGTGAAAACATCCCTGTCCCACTCAAGTCGCACATAAATATAAGCACAACCCCTCAAACGGTGGTTTGGAGTCCATTCAGGTACTTCTGAGACCAGATCAGCGTCGGCAACCTGAGTTGTCGCACCTAGATGTTTCTTGATCCTGACAACGTTAGCGTATCTACCCGATTGCACAATCCCGTCACCGTCTAAATCATCAACAGGTATGGACAGGTCGTTGACTATGATCTCACCAATTTCCTCGATCTCGTGCGTGGCGAGAACAATGACCATGTGTATGTATTTGTTGTTATCTGTTACGCCGGCATAAACAACCGGACCAGATTTCCTAACATCCCCGTAAACAATCTCTCTGGCGGTCACAGGTTGCCTGAACTGTTGTGTTGAGCCATTAGTACGGACGGGGGTGAAAGAGTTTCCACCGCCTCCTGCCCTTTTGGAAAGCAGGCTACTACCCGCCGCCAGTGCAGCACCTATCACAGCATTACCAATACTGAAACTCAAAGCCAAAGTTCCCGCTGCAATTGTTCCGGTCGTTCCTATCCCTGCAGCCACGGCTGCAATTGCCAAGGATACAGGATCAGCATGAGCAACTGAAGATACCAGTAAACACAGGAAAAAGATTAAATACGCCATGCAACCCCACAATCACCAAGGTCTATCGTTACCATTCCCAGTTCCTCAGTTTTAAACATTGCTTTACCGCGACCAATTGATATACCAAATGACATCTTATGAAGAACAATATCACCACGCTGTGCAAAATTCGGGTGGATACGCTCAAAATGAACATCCATTATTTCACGTATAGATTTACGATAAGACTTGATGAGAGTGCGAGCTTCAGCTTCAGTTTTATATTTACCTCTAAAAGTCTTTGGGTCTGTCTTCTTTTTCTTGCTCATAGGGTCCACACCACAGGCGATCTTACACCAATCACTGGTAAATATCAGGCAATCGCAGACACCCCACTCAAACGGTGTTGAGGTGGTTTTCACGAGATACTCGTCGAGCATTTTTTCCCATCCTTGCGGTCTCATTAGTCGAGCCTCCCGGAACCAAATGATAATTCCAAATCTTTAACGTTCGGAACAAAGTCAAATCCTTCGTCATTAGGATACAGTGACTTCTGATCTTCAGGTGTATAACGTTGCTCACCTGTTTCATTGAGAAGTATCAATTCACTCTCAGTGTCAACAGTTATCCTAGATGTTACACCGTCATCTTTTATACCCATGACATCCATCTGGCCGGCAAATATTTGGTACGGGTCTGCTATCAATGCAAAATTCTCGTCGAGCACCCCGAAATATGCCGCGATTGGTCTGTCCTGATAGTCTTCAGAAAGAGCGATTGAAATGACGCCTGAAGGCAAACCTGAAACCTCAAATGACACGTTGTTTGCTGAAAGGTTCTGCGTTTCCTTTACGCTGTTCATCTTCAACAAATTCCCGGAACCTGTATAAATCTCCGAATTATATGTCAGATCTCCGAGCCCCGTCCAAAGCCTAAGATCACCGCTGTCAAACTCAGCCTTGGTTAGGATTATCGGACGCATCAAGCTGGCGTCAATTTCGGTTTCAAAGCCTGATGAAATATCTCTAGCCATCTTAAAGTGCCTCCCTGCATGAAAGTTGCATGTCGTAAAGACTTGAAGGGCTCGCCCCATAACCAGAAACTTGTTCGTTTTGCCTGAACAGACCCATTGCCGACGAAAATGTCAAAGTCGCACCGTCTACAGGTGCTTCTCTCAAACGCGGGACGATGGTCACCGTCATGTTACCGCTTCCGTCGCTGTCGGCATCCGCAACAACTCTGTGGAGCCTTGTCTGCGCCCCTGAACCCAGTGAAATATAGTCACCAGCCTTGGCGCAACCGGTCTGACTTAAAGGTAGATCGCGCAGCGTAAGTTCATTACCTGTTTGAGAACCACCGTCAACCACGGGTGTTCCACCCCAAGAACCAAGAGGCACCTTGGAATCAGGTATAGGCATGAGAAAAGTTCCAACCTGACCGCGCAAGCTCATAATGAAAGACGTGTAGATTGCAGCATTCTCACGAACCATGGTGGGCATCGCGCCGGAAAACTCCCACGCTTCACCGCCGAAATCATACACCTGCTCCTCAAGTGAGAATGGGCTGGTGTTCTTTGCTGAGGACGTGCGCAGGTTTATCTCGAAACCTTCGATTGTCAACACGTCAGGGAATGTTAAAGGGTATGTGATGCTCATCTGAAAAATCCTAAGTTTCTATTGTTTGCGTCCCGCACCGAATTAACAGCGATTTCAGGGCTGTCTTTTCTCAACTTCTCCACCTGCAACATGACGTTCCTGATGCGATGCTCAACACCCACGTCTGCACCTCTTGCGTCGATCTCGTAATTGTACGTTACATCACCCGAGCCACCACCAGACATCTTGACACCTAGTGAACCGTCCGAACCTCTATGCAACGGCATAACCGCTTCAGGCCCAGCTTCACCCATCTCACCAAAAGCGTCACCGCCTGCAAACTTGAAAGGTGTTGGACGGGAATAAACTCCGTTGGTGAAGGTGCCACCTTTGGCGAACTTCTGAACACCACCTGCTCCAAAAGCACCACCTTTGGCGAACGGTCCGAACGCATCAGGGTTCGCGGCAAAACCAGCGGCCTGTCTAGCATCGTTACCACCAAAACCGCCTGTGAATATACCGGCTGCTGCACCTAAAAGAGATCCCAGCAAACCTCCACCAGAACTACTGTTGCTTTCAAACATCTTGTTGATGTTTGTCTGTATCATCTTGTCTAAAATTTTGTCCAAGGCGTTGACCGCAGCACTGGCGAACGAATCCCAAAGGTTTTCACCCTGCTTCAAACCCGAACGCAAGTCGCTGACAAAACCGTTTGCAGCACCTTTAGCGAAATCCATAGCCTCTTTAGCCTTGAGAGTTTCTTCCTCAATCCTTGCCATTTCTTCAGCCAACCCTGCAAGCTCCTGACGCTGCTGTGGTGTAAGGTCAATATTCTTCTGCATTGCCTGATTTATGAGATCTTGCTCCGTCTTCAATGCGGAAGCCGCTTCCCTTGTGAGACCGAGCGCAGCCTCTTCAGCCTTTAAAGTGGCGATACGGCGGTTCGCACCGTTGATGACATCTTCATAGCGTTCAGCTTCAGTCTTACCACCCTTCTTGTCTTTGTCACCGGACGTGTTTATACCGGATGCGAAACCCTTTAGCGAACCACCCAACGAATCAAGACCGTCCTTAACAACAGCTCCCGCCGCACCTATATAGTCTGCACCCAAAGAGTTCTTAAAAGCATCAGCAAATGCTTTACCGATCTCAGTCGGTCCGTCTTTCCGCAGTATCTTATTCCACAATGCCTCAGCCGCAGCACCTATGCCTTTGAACGCACCTAGAAATCCACCAATGACAAAATTAAACGAAGTCTTGAGACCCGTCATCAATCCTGTACCTAAAGTCTTGTCTAGAACCGTCGCCAGAATACCTAAACCAGCCACCAATGCCACAATACCTGCTGTGATCCATGCGATTGGCCCACCTGCAACAACCCATGCTGCAGCCATTCTGGCAGCCGTGAACACGGCCTGGGCTGCAAGCACGCTGTACTGTACGATTAATGTGCCGAGAGTAGTAACTTGTGCCATGGCAGCCTGTCTACCTGCGACTGTTGCCAAAGTCATCAACATGAGCGCACCGGTGTAAATCCCCACAACGGTTGCTGCGATACCGAAAGCCACACCCACGATGAGGATACCCTGAGCAAGAACACCCATAGTGGTTGAAATTGTCTCTAAAATACCACCCAGACTCATGAGAATACCCTGTGCAGCCTTGGACCAGTTGACAAGCTGGATTAAGGCAACCGTAATACCTACGAAACCGATGGCCATCAACGACACAGGGTTGATGATAGACGTGAATGCCTGTTTAAGGCCTGCCAACGGTGATTCCATTGAGTTCAAAATGGCAGAAAGCTGTGTACCCTGTTGAAGTGCGACAGTCATAGGGTTCATACCCATGGCCGCAGTAACCCCGATATCCTGAAACTGGGCAGCGATGTTTGCCGTGTTGAAACGGTTGGGCATCTGATCATTTGCTATACCACCAAATGCAGCAGCACTGTCGCGTGCTGATTTTGGCATACCTCTTGATACGCCGGTAGCTTTGTTAATTCTCTGCATTACAGTCAGTTGTTTAACTTGAGATTGCGTCGCGCTTACCGTGGCTCTACTCAAGGCTTCGTTGGCTTTTGCGGTCGCCATGACGGAATTGGCGGCACTCTCTTGAGATTTGGCAAGTTTGAGTGCTGCTGTTGCCTGTTTGATTTCAGATCTTGATGCTGTTTCGGACGCTCTCATAGCGTCGAGGTTGGCCTTCGCCTTTGCGCTGGTGGCGCGGGCAACCAAAACAGCCGCCTGAGACATTGCTTTACTACTACCCTGAACTGCCTGAGACACCTGGTTTGTTGAAGTGGCGACACCTTTCGATGCCATCTTGAGTTTGTTTAGGGTTAGGACGGCCTTGTCGAGATCACTCGTATTAGCCCTGAAACCGATTTCTGCAATATCACTCATGCCACCCCTTCGACGCTAGTTGTTCAGTTCAGACTGGCGCTTATCCTCAGCTTTAGCTCGTTCTGCAGCAAATTCGAGGTTTGTCTCAGAACAATAAGCAGCGTCCATGTCCATTAGAATATCATATTCCCAAAAATAAACAACGTTTTCGGTTAGTTTTGACCATGCAATGTACTCAGTCAAAGGTATGAGATAACAAACACCGTCTTTAATGCGGGAAATACGCTTGTTTATATCAGTGAACCAATCCCAAAGATAAACACCTTCATGAGGGATTGCAAACGTTGGGCAATATTCTTTAACAGCCTCGTTACGCTCGCGCCTCGTTCTCCCGTCTTCATTGTTAGGGGTTTCATAGCGAGCGTAAATTCGGACGGCTTCAGACAGTCTTATTTGGAGGTCGTAAAAAAAGCGGATTCATCGCTGACCGCCTCCTCGACTTGGTCACGGAACCAAGGGAGTTCCTCGAACACACTCAAAACGTTCTTACGATTGAACTCAGGCACCTCACCGTTGAACTTAGCATCTTTACCCCATTTCCAACCGGTCATTGCGCTCAGTGTCAAAATGTTGCGGTTCTCTTCGATTTCATCAGACTTGAAGTTCTTACCTTTACGTTCGAGGGTCAGGCGCTCATCTTGGATCTTGCGTTTGATTTTCTTCATTGCAGGATCGCTGATAGAGAGTACAGATACTGTGATGTTCAATGGTTCTTCGGTACCCGGGTGAGTGATTACAATATCACGACCTGAAGGTTTTATGTCTTTTAAATCCATTGTGGTTCCTTTGTTGATATGAGCTTGAATGCTTTACAAGCTTAACAATACTGTCAATAAACTAAAACAGCAACCCCTTTTTTGCAATGAGGTTGCTGTTTGTTCTGTTCTGTTCATGGAGATGAATATTATGTAGGGTCTACAACGATCTCTTCTTGGTTGAAGCCGATTGTGAAGATCTCTAAGTCGAAGTCTTCATTACGACCGCCCGGGCGTTTAGGCCCAGTAACAATACCACGATTATAAATAACGGTAGGAGTTGAACCAGCACTGTCGTTACGAACTTCTTTAATGGCATAGTTGCCGTTGTTACCGACTACACCCGCAGCACGTAAGATAACTTGACCTGCATCTGTAGGGATCCGAGCAACCTCAATGTCTGGTGAGCCAGCGTCAGTGACACCTTTGGCTTTCTGAGTAACAGTAGTGTCCCATGTGTCATAGTTGACAATGTTGGTACTACGACCTGTTTCACCGCGTGAACCGACGCCTTTGACTTCAACCCATGTCAGAGCTTCATAATCTGTTTGGTCAATGTCCTCATTTTGTACTGTGGAACATACGAAGATTGAGGAGGCTGCGTTTGTGTTTGCGAAAGCGAATACGCTTGTGAGCAATGTAAATTTTTTCATCTGGATTACCTTAAAGTTAAAACGGAGTTAAAAGCCATCCGGCCATTGCGCTCAGATTATCCAACCTTCGCAGATTAAAGAATACGTTCCATGACAAATGCTGTCAAGAACTAAAAAAGTTATAACGAACGCTTGCTGCCACCAGTATTTCAGGTGCGTCTTCAATAACGTTAAGAATGTTAGGTGTTTCCGTCACCTGCACTTTTACGTTTTGACCTAGATCTTCATATTTTACACCTTTGACAAACCCATCAAGAATTGGCTGCAGTGCATCTATTGGTGGATATGCACCCGCGTCATCCATTGGCCAGTGAAGCAACAACCTCAGGACGCCTCGGTGTGTTTTCTCGGTGCCCCAAAACTCTCCGATGATGTTGTTGGGTATATAAACCAACTCAAGCCACTTGTCATCACTCGGTATGGTGAACTGCCGCCCAACGTATTTAACAGCCACCTCAGGGAATGTTGTCGCAGCAACAGCGGCGGTGACCGCCTTTTGTAGAGCTTCTAATACATATCTTTCCATCTCATTCTCCTGTTAATTACGGTGCGTCTTTATCGCGGAAAAACTGAACCGCTTTGTCTACATGAGACTGCCATTTCTGCAAACCAGTCTCAAGAAAGCCGTCAAAAACCTCCCTGTGTCGAGCATAGTTGGCCGTCCAACCAAAGTAAAAACTATCACCAATTTTCATCTTTGCCAACGTTAAGTTGACTGGCTCACCTGAATAAAGGTATTTTTTATCCTTCTCACCTGATCCTACACCCGTCGGTGGCGCATTTAAAGACGACAGACCGGTGCTGCGTAGAAAACCTGTGTCCACACGCATCTTACCACCTTTGGCAACAGGTGTCTGAACATCTTCGATCAGTTCCTCGATCGCCTGACGTGTGACAGCCAAAAGACGAGCTTCCGTTTTTATTACGAGCGTATCAATCTGTGTTTCAAAATCACTCGGCATTTGCAAGCCAATCCACACGGTAACGTGCTTTACAACGACAGAAGACAATCTCAGAAGCATCTGCACCTAAAGAAGAATCACCTGGAAACCTGAGGCGAGACCCGGACGGTGAGAGAAAGGCGTCGTCTAAGTCGATACCTTTATTCTTACCGTATTTCTTACCCAGCGCTAGGTGGGTTGCTCTCTCACGACTATCACCTGTGTCGTCCCACTCTTTACTCAAGGCGTCTTGCTGTATTGTACCATCTGCAACTGCTTGACTGTACGCCGCATGTTCTCCACGGTTGATGCTCTGAATACTCTCTGTACGCGCCACAGCCTGACCACGATAAACCAAGGCATTCTTCTTGTATGCAGTCACAATTTTCTCAACTTGGTCACCAGAAAGGTTCTTCCCGGTCTTGACGGCTTTCTCAACGATTGAATCAAAGCGCTTATCCCTCAAACCTAAAGATAAGTATCGTTTGTCGAGATGTGTCAACCGGCGCCGGGTTGCGCTGACCCATTTGGTTTGATTGGTGGTTAAACCAATAATGCCGCCGACACGCTTTTTGGTGCGAGGGTCAACCCGCCCTACTATGTCTAACGCTGTTGTGCGCGGGTTGCGACCGTTAATCATACCGTCTTCCAAAGCCAGCCTCACGTTTAGACGCTGTTCTTCCGTCATTTGAGTGATGAAGTTGCTTGAATGCTGTCTTAGATCCTGTTCAACGACAGGGTTTCTCATGTCAAACCTGAAGATTGTCAAACCTGTTGGGGTTCTTATGCGCGAAGGCCAACCGTCTACGGTCAATTCAGCGGCCCCACGGTACGCCCGCTCTACCCGGTCGAGGATTGGACCGAGTGCAGCAGGAGTGAACCCTGTGGCCTTGAAAAGCGCATTGGCGTCCCCAGCCTCGATCGCATTGATCATCTCACCGAGCATAGCGGAATCAACCACACCTTGCATGGCTTCAAGAAAGGCTTCTTGTATTTCAGGGATTGTCAGCGCGTAAAGCTGGTCTATTGTTCTGCGTGCCATTTATCCTCCTTTACGGACGATGAATTTCCATGCGATTTTGGTGCCGGCTGCTGGAACAGACATGTCTTTGATGATCTTGTAGCGTACACCGTCGATGTCAATGAAATCCTTCTCTGTTGGCACCACATCATCGTTGACAGCGGTCGTGACCATCAGGTCCGTGGCGACAGCGAAACCGTCACGCACATACTGGAAAGAAACACCTTTGACGGTGCCGCTAAGAGGATACACGGTCGGTGTCGATGCACCCGGGTTGTCTGCAGGTCCTGTTCCGGGTGTGATTTGCGTAAGCGTAATAACACCTTGCTTGAAATCAACAAGAAGCTCAGTTGCCACCGGTTTTAGGTCGTCGTATATGGTCATTGTCTGCTCACGTCACCTGATAATCCGCTGAAAGAACCGCCTTTAGCTGGATCAAGTAACGGACTGAGGATTGGGTCAACGACACGAATTTGGACTTGTGCGTCGTTGACGGTTAAATTCTGTGCGTATTCAACAGTCACCGCACCGTCTACGGAAGCTTTGTTATATTTGTTCGGTGTGAAATCAACATTCAAAGCACCAGGTGAGGTTAACTCGCGGAATGCGGCCTCATATGTTGCATCTGCAACGTTGTCAGGTGTCTCTGTGTTCGTGAAGAGGTGTTCAGGGTAAGTGTTCGTCCGAGCATCTTCTCTCGGCCACTGGCGCTCCTGTAAGAAGCCGTCAGTTGGATAACCATAAAAGCTTTCACCATAAAGGTTATCAATCCATTCAGAAGCTAACAGTAGCGCCGCTTCTTTAATACTATCAGTCCACTCAGCCGGAACCGTGCGACCCCGGTCTTCGTGGTAAGTCGTAAAATTAGCAGCGCTACCGTAAAACATTTTTATTCACCTTTTACTAAGGAAACCATTGTATTTGCATCTTCTACGGTGTCGTAAGTATCTTCACCAATCTGGACGCCTTCACCATCAACAATAACAAATTTATCATCTTTAGGCTCAACTGCAAAGGTTTTTTCTACAGGTGCTTCCGGTGGTGTTGCACCAAGATCCGCAACAAGCTTCTTGAGAAGCTCATTTTTTGCATTACCGGCGAACTTAACACCAGCTTCTTTAAGCTTGGCTTTAGCTGCTTCACGGTCAAACTTAGGTGCATCAGGTGTTTGAGTGGTGCCGATGATTGTATGGGCTTTAGCGTCATAATCTTCGAGATTAATGATCAAAGGGTCTCCGTTTTGACCTTTGATGGTCACTGTGGGTGTGGTATTCATGAGATTTCTCCTGAAAGGGTTAAATTGAACAATATAATCAAATTATATACTCGCACAAAAATAAGGGGGTGTAAAACCCCCTTATTAAATTTAGATATTTCTGCGTCGGTTTTAACCGAAGAGACCAGCGATGTGATCTTCTTTAGTGGCTTTAACACCCCACGAAGCGCCTACTGTGGCCATCATCTTGTGGTAACCTTCGTAAATCCGGATTTCAAATGCCAGACCTGAACGAGGGTCAATCATCATGAAGTCCTCAACCGCTGCGTCACGACCGTTCGGCAATGCCGGAGCACGTGTAACAAGTTGCAGAGCACTGCGAGCGAAACCAATGTTACGAGCACCAGCCGCTTTGACGGTGATCGCTGTAGTGGATGCTGGAATTGCAACGCGAAGACCAGGCGCATTCAAGGTGATTGAACCACCGTTTGAAACGTCTGTGTCACCGGAAGCAACAACATACTGGTTTGTGTCACCGGCGAAAGTAACTACATCACCAGCCAAGACCGTACCAGTACCCGCAGAATCGAGTGCAATCACTGTCTTACCAACCGCATAACCAGTCGCGTCAGTTGTTGCAGAATCACCGGTTCCCACAGCAGGTGTCAAAATCTGAGCTGATTCCTTGATCGAGAAGTTGTTCAAGTTCAAAAGCTCACCATCACGCAAAGTCATTGCAGTACCGGCTTCGTTAACTTTAGTCAGTTGACTTAAAGTACGGAGAGAAGCACCTGCACTTGTGTCGAGGATTAATGAACGTTCTGACAATGGTGCGCCGTTATCGTCCAAGATTTTCTTCAACTGTGCAGTTTCACCAGTGTTTGTACCAAACGGTGTAGTTCCCGCTGCACCATACATACGTGATGCCGCGCCGTAAGCTTCAACAGCAAGATCTGCTTCAATCTCGTTCGTGAGAGTACGAAGAGCTTGGGCAAACTGGTCAGCTTGCACAGACATGGCGCCGGGACCGTTGTTCAAACCTTTCATCTCTTCACCGTTCCAACCAAATTGGACGGAGCGAGACTTGGTGATTTGAAGCTGACCTGTGCCGATTGTTTGGTCAGCAGGTTCAGGGATTGCCATTGCAGGGGCGATGTCAGTCGCGACTGAAGCGGGAGCAACATGGTATGTTACGTTTTCACCTACAGCAGCACGTTCCGCACCGGCGTTGCGTGTAACACCCGGGATAAAGCCGACCTGTTCACGTGATACAACGTCCAAACCTTGATAAAGATCAGGAAGTAGACCTGTGATTACGTTGTCGAACGCAAAAACGTCCAACAAGCTCATGTGTGTTTTATTTTTCATTTTGTAGTACCTCTTGTTTTGAGGTGCAGAACAGAAAGTGCCGCACCAGTTGATTGACTTTTTAAGTGATGAGGCCATCCAGCCGGTGCGCTTCTTTTCATCCGAAAATTAGCTATATTTAAAAATACACGTATAATTAACAGTCTGTCAACTATGAATCCACAATTGTGACCTCACCTTTTCCTGCTTTACCGGCGAGAGTAGCCTGTTCGTTAGGTGGAAGCTTGTCAAACTCGGCGCGGGTTACTCTGCTTGAGCTGCTTCGCATACCACCACTGTCGGACCCGCCAGAACCGGTTTTACCGTCTGCTTTAAGGATCTGATCTTTCTGTGAGTGAGTGTCCACCAAGATCTTAAGGGACTCTTCCGGTGTAGCATGTTCACCTACACGTTCTTTCGACATGAGTTGGTTGCCGTTGTTATCGAAAGCTTTAATCTCACCATCTTCGACCTTGAAGTTCTTTCTGAACGTTGACTCGAACATATCACGAGGAACTGCAATATCGTCTCGGACGAACTCGCTTGAAGAGAATACTTGTTCAATACGCATGTTGTCGCCAGCTTTGGTTAGTTCGGTAATTTTACCGTCTTTTTCCGCGAGCTGTTCCGTGAACTGGGTCTTCATCTCGTCTCTGACTTTATCGACTTCACCAGCGTCGATGAGTGTCTTAGCGTCGAGCTTGGAAACTGTCAGCAGTGCTTCACGTGCTTTTTCAGCATCAAGACCTTCGTATGTTTTAAGTTTGGTCTCGGCTGCTTCTTTTGCTTCACGGTGGGCTTTTGCTTCACCGTTGAGCTTTGAAATAGTATCTCCACCAACCGTCTTTTCGGCACCAGTAGAATCAACGTAAACAGGGTTACCATCTTTTACTTCGATGTTACCGTCTGTGTCGAGCTTCCAACCACCTGAGTTGTTGAATGCAAACATTGTAGTGAGTAGTGTTGTAGTCTTTAATAGGTTTTTCATATCTCTATCATCCAATAGTTGCGCCGAATTTTATCCAAAACAAGGCTAGGGTTTAATAATTAGTCATTAGTGTTAACATCTTCTTCTTCTGGCGCCTCAGTGTCAACCCCGTCTGAAGGTATTTCATTTAATAGTTTTGTCTTTTCATCCTCGAAGTTGAACTCAGGTGATAAAATCTTACGGCGTTTATATTCCAACAGGTAGGTTTCCTGCGACAAGTCACCACGATCGCGAGCAGCGTTGAGCGCGTCCAGATCCTTACCGTCGTCGAGAACGTTGTCAAACCCTGTAAAGACATGAACCTGCGGGTCGTATGTTGTATCACCCATCCAGAGCGCTGTTAGGACGAGTGCGTTTTCCAGAGCGTCTTTAAGCTGTAGCGCCCATGCTGTCACAGCGCTTCTCGCCTTACCTGCCGCGACAGATGTTGTCACTGTGGTGAGCTGAGAAGAGAGTGCTGTCAAAGGTTGGCGACCCAATTCACGAAGATCCTGCTTGGTCATTGCGATGTTCTTCTGCAAGAACTCCATGGAGTTGGCATTAGGCTCGATGAACTTCCATTCACCGTGATTACCGGCTCCATCTGGAACACCGTAGAGAACCTTCATAGGTCCAATACCAAGCTTCTTGTTCGTTTTACCGTCAGATTCCTTCTCAGGTCTCATACCGTTGGCAGCAAGCATAGGATAGCCGGCCATCGTCTTGATGAACTCAAGAGCAGATTCGTTACGATAAAGCACGATCTGAAGGTCGGCTGCATCACGCATCGCGGGATAGAATTTGAAGGTTTTACCGTCGCGGCGACCTGTTGAGAAAGGCACGAAAGGAATGATCCCGATTGAGATGTTTCCACTGTCGATTAGAGTAAACATGTCTTTCTCGTTCTGGGCTTTGTCGTTGTGCTCGAAAAGTTCCCAAGTCACAACACCTTCTTCACTGCGTTTGAACACTCTAACACTGTCTTTTTTACCACCATGGGCGGGTTCGAACATCCTGAAGTAAGTAATTACCTCTTTGGTGGCTGTAATTTGTGTACGGACCTCAAGCACGTTTTTAGCCAGAACATGCGACCAAAACGGGCGAATACCAGCTTCTTTTTGCTGTTTCTGGTTTCTAACCTTACTGGTGTCAACATTAGGGTAATCCACCATGATCCAGTCGATTGCACTGTTTATCCCGTTGAAAAAGGTCAAGGAAGAAAAGACGGTGAGGTTATTACCTGCACCATCTACGTCTTCAATGAACTCGGTGATGTTCACAGGGTTGCGCTCTTCACCGCCTATAAGTTTGACCTCATCCTCGAACGGTTTTGTGGATAACGCCTCTAGGACGTCGCGGTAAATGTTTGTGAACTTCGTATTTTCGAGACGCGTCTGGTAATCTTTATTCTCCTCATCGGGAAACCTGGGAAGGTATTTGTCCGTCGCAGACTTGATTGCGTCATAACCCTCGACGATGTCGTCAACCATGGTCCAATAAGGCATCATGACTTCAATATCCTTAGAGCGTTTCATCAGTGGGTGGTCAATTTTACTAAATGTCATCTTTATTTCTCCGTTAAGTCACTATACACCTAGTGACCGTATGATCCTACTACTATCTGCGCACCGTCTGTGGGTATCGGATAGTATGCTTGAACACCACTATCTGCGAGGTTGGGTGATTTTGTTCCATCTGGTTTCTTATCTATCAACATTTTCAACTGTGAGGATTGCCCTCGTGTTGGTTGTGCTAACTCTTTCTTCAACTGCTCAAGCAACGGCATCCTGCTGTCGAGACTGATCAATTCATCAACCGGATAAATGACCCCCTCAGTAACAGCCTTGTGCGTTTTGTAGAAACGAGTGCGCAAAGACCACCACGCTTGAGCCTTCAGGTTAGCAAAGAAATCCTTGTTCATCAAGCTTTCATCGTCGTCCGGGATGATACGGTTGTATGGTCCCAACACCTTAGCGCCCGCATTCCACGGTACGAAAGGTATATCTCTGGCGTTGATAAGGATCTCACCGGTCGCAGGGTCAACGTCTTGCGTGAGCCGGTTATATTCTGATTTCACACCCGCTCCAACACCGATGCTGTCGTATTGACAACTGATATGCCCTGAATAGGGTCGGCAAGCCACCACAGCACGGCGTGCTGTGACACCTGGGTCTCTCTCGCCCCATTCTGAAGTATGACGCCATATGATCCACTCACGCATCGTCAGAGCGTTTCTGTCGTTACCCTCATCGGCAACGTCGAGACCTGCAACCCATGTGCCGAGCTTCTTCTCGGTCTCTGCGGCAATGTACGGTACGTGAATGTGTGCATCGACTGCGGAGGTGATCCACTCATACGAAATGACAGTGTTTGAAATGGCAGCAGAATAATTGCGGTCAACCTCTTGCGCGAACACATGAGCCATACCTTCACGATCGTACTTGGCTTTCCTCAGGTCGTACCACTCTTGGGTTTTGTTAGGGTGATCTTTCCAGTCCATGACGAAGATCCGGACGAAGCCTTTTGGTAGCTTTTTACCGCGTTCCCACATGACACCGTTCTCCCTGCGACGATGGAACACGTTACCCAGACCATTTACGGATGAAATGTCAACCTGACAGTTGGTGTTGTCACCTAGCGCCGCCTCAATCTTCTCAGGGCGTTCATAATGGGCGCTCTCGTCTTTAAGCACCATCGCATTACGACCACCACGACCGATGTTGTCACCAGCCTCACCGCCAATGAACGACCCGTTGACAGGGTTTCTCAGCTTGAGGAATGTCGCGTTACGCTTGGCGTTGAAGCCCTCAGGTAGCCAAATTCTAGGTAGCCTTTTTAGAATGAGACGCATTTTCTCGAAGATACTGTCAACGTTGCCAGGTTGGTCAACAAGCGCCTCTTTACGCGAACCCCACTGCAGCGAATCATCGTCTTTGAACAGGAAGCGCCAGACACAATAACCACACACAACCCATGTAGCACCCATGTCACGCGCCTTCTCAAGTAACCCGCTTTCCTGATCCCTATCCAAGTCCTCAAGGAACTCGATGAGCTCGACCTGCTTCTCGAAGAAGACAAAAGGTATCCATTTGCTACCGTCACGGCGAGGGTCATAGGTGTCCATCCAGTGCATGATAAACTCAGCCGGTCGCGTTGAATAATACGTCCACGCGCTGGCAAACATATGCTCATCCTTCATCAATTGCTTGAGGGTGTCAGCACGCCAGCGATAGACCGCATCGTAGTCTGGCGGCCACTCTTCACGTGTTAGAGCATGTGGTTTCCACAATTTGGCGGTTGGTGTTGCGCTGTCAGGGGACCAGTCGATTATGCTACGCATTTGAGACCATCTCTTTAAGCATGTTGACTCTCCAGTAATTGTGTGTAAGCGTCTGCAGCCGTGGCTTTCAGCTCTTTCTTCTCTTCTCGCGGTGTCGAATAATCCTCAAGCGCCGGCGGTCTGTCAGGTGCTGCAAGCCCCATCAACTCACCCATCATCTTAAGGCTGGCCAGCTTGTCGTGCATGATAACCTCAATACGATTGCCATACGCTGTAGGAACAGTCCTGATTGTCTTGACCGCGCCCATAAGCTCTTTGGGGATCTCGTCTAGGTTCTTCACCTTAAACTCACCAAAGTCAGCAGCCTCAACAAAATCCTTAAGGTTGGAAAACGCAATCGCAGCATGCTCTTTGATCACCCGGGAAGGCGATAAATCCTCGTCGTCCGCAATTTGTTGTATTTTCTCTTGTACGGCAATTCGGACGATAGGCTTGTTGAGCGCACCTTTAGACCGTCTTACATACTCTGCGGGTATCGCATATCCCAGCGCAATGGCTATTCTCTCACCTTTGAACTTCTGGTCAGACTGGACGTAGGCAACATAGTCATCAACGACCTCACGTTCGATAGCTTCTAACAGATCATATGCTTTAGTTGGTGAATTGATGCTGGTCATACGAATAATATGCTTGAAACATGTCACCTCTGTCAACATTATATATACGGGCATCTCATGTGGGGTGCTCTTCTATACCGTGTGGAACTTGTCGAGTTACGAGAAATATGCAAAAAAATTGTGAGCAGGTGACGCGGGTGCAACATAGGGGGGGATGCCCCCCACGCATAAAACATGCCGCATGTCAATAACTTTATAAAGGTTATCAACGCTGTGCTATATTAATGCTTATATTATGCTAAACTTTATGTAGTTTGTGAGATTGCGTATAAACTTTATGTAGTTTTGTATAAACTTTATGTAGTTTATCTACGCCTTAAAAGGACACTGCGTCATATATTATCATATAGTAAAACATTTTTTTTGTTTTGAAAGTAGTACAGGTTCTATCGTATATCATAATATATGAATTATATGAACAATGTTATATGATAATATATGATATATATGATTAATGTTATCACCTGTGGCGTTAGGAAAAGAGAAAAAAGTGTTTTATTATATGATAATATATGACGCAACATCTTTTTAACACGTGCTAAACTACATAAAGTTTATACAAAACTACATAAACCTTATACAAAACTACATAAACCCTATATAAAAGCTTGCATAGCTTTATAAAGTTTGGTATAATTAAGGTATAAACAAGAGAAGGATTAAAAACCATGACAAGACTTACAACAAAGCAACATTGGCCGATAAGCTGGCCAGAGGATGGTGTAAAAGATCGCCGCTATACCATAACAATGGAATTTACGGGCAATTTTAACAACATAGGACAACCGGATTATGTATTCAGGTTTTGTGACACTTTCCAAAATGCCTTTATCAATTATTCAGATGCGTTAGAAGCCGCAAATAATCATGCAAATAAACAAAACAAACAGAAGGACTAAGACAATGCAAACAAACAATTACAACAATAATTCAGATGGTAAAAATATAGAGCTTACAATCTATGTTGATCATGATCAAACTCAGATGCAGTTTGATGAAAGTTTCACGCGTTTAACAGATAAGGACGCTTATTATTATACGGATTGCGGTAATTTAGAAACTCCTGACAGTTTAGAAAATGCAACCGCCATTAGTATAACAGGCTATTCACAAGGTGATTATGCGACGGTTTATTGTGATCCTGCGGCATTGACAAAACTTTGGGGCGTTGAAACGGATGCACAAAAATTAAAAGCCGATTTTGAGGGCTTGTTTTTTGATTCTCGTATTTATTGCCTCTTTCTTATAGACGGTGAAGAATATAACGGTGATGAATACCTAGATATTTACAATTATGACCGGGCGGAATACGCAGCAACAATCGCAAAAGCAAGCGACGCGACGTTTGAGGAATTATATAGCCTTTTACCTGAACACATAGCATAAGGATTAAAACAATGATTAAAGTATATGACAACAATGGCGAAACATTAGACCGCTATATCATTTTATTTATGGATGAAAAAGAGGGCAATCTATACCGCTCCTTAAGCTTGTCCTATGATCCCGCCGCCGCAAACGGTTGCGCCATTCACTCGCAAGCATTGGACGGGGATCATTTAGGCCGTTTGATTAGGTTTATGGATTTACCATATAGAACACGCCAATTTTGCGAACGCTTTGAACTTAATACAGTTAATAACGTTTATAAGGTTGCATAACTTTATAAAGTTTGGTATAATTAGGGTATAAACAAAACAAAGAGAAGGATTAAGACTATGACTATTGATACAATCAAAAAAGATTACCCGAAAATAGACCTATATTTTATGGGGGCGTATCAAGCAAGTACAACTTGGCGAGCAACTTGTAAAGATGCGGTTGCTTCATATGCAAAGGCGCAAGGCATAAGCCAAGACTATGTGACAGCGCGTTTTTGTAAACAAAACAAATAGAAGGATTAAAACTATGACAATCGATTTAAACGACTTTACAAGAGTAAACAGCGATACAAACGGCAATCCACGCTATGTTATTCATTACCTCAACTGCATGCCGAATATTGAAGACTGGAATGATCAATATGGAGAAACAGTCCGTTTGATGAACAAAATCGGCGGCCGTAAATACCACAATAAAAGTTATGGTGGCGGGATTGTCTTTCAATCTTATAATCTTGAATACACTATCAAAAGTATAAAAGAGGCGATGAAAGAGGCTGAAAAAATGCACAATAATCTTAAGCCTTAGCGCCGATACTTCAAATATGAACGCCTGTTATTAGATAGCGCGGGTTATGACGATGCAACATATTTAAACACGCTTGAAAACGATAAACAACGCGCTGAATTTATCAAAGGCCGTTTATACAGTGAATATAAATAGTGTATTGATAGAAAAGGAGAACATGCCGCTATAACTGACTGGTTGCAAGGGCTTGCGCTTAATATTCCTTACATGAACGTAGATATCATAAAACTAGCGGGAATATGTGACGCAACCGAAAGCAAGCAACAAAACTATATCAATAAATATTGGTCATTCATGGCGATGCGCCTTTTACAACTATTTAAACATTTTGACATATAAGGAATTTAAACAATGACTATTGATACAATTAAAGAAATAACAACAACACTTGCAAAGATACGCGAGCATAGGCCGTGTAAACGCGGATGGGTAAAGCTGGATAAATCACTTGGCGGAATTAAGTCATATGGGCTTCATACACCGGTTAAATTTTCACAGATAGCCGAAAGTAATGGGTTAGATGATGCCGTATGGTGTTTGCGATCTATATGTCCTGAACATGAAAAAGAAGTCAGGCTTTTTGCTGCGGATTGTGCAGAGAGTGTTCTTCATTTATACGAAAAAGAACATGAGGATACTAGGCCGAGGGATGCGATACAAGCGGCCAGAGACTTCGCAAATGGTTTGATAGGCGATGACGTCAGGGATGCTGCTTGGGATGCTGCTGGAGATGCTGCTTGGGATGTTGCTTGTTCTGCTGCTGCTAGGGTTGCTGCTAGGATTGCTGCTGGAGCTGCTAGGATTGCTGCTGGAGCTGCTACTTGTTCTGCTGATGGGGCTGCTAGGGGGGCTGCTAGGGCTGCTGCTTGCTATTCTAGGGATGTTGGGGTTGATGCTAGGGATGCTAGGGATGTTAGG